CTGATGTAGTAGAGAATAATGAAACAGCTGTAAAAGAAATAGTTGTTGTAGATTCTAAAAAAGAATCTGATGTAGTAGAGAATAATGAAACAGCTGTAAAAGAAATAGTTGTTGTAGATTCTAAAAAAGAATCTGATGTAGTAAAGAATGCAGTAGATAATACAGAAGAGAATAATGAGACAGATGTAAAAGAAATAACGGTTATAGATTCTAACAAAGAATCTAATATAGTAGAGAATGTAATAGATAATACAGCAGAGAATAGTGAGACAGATGTAAAAGAAATAGTAGTCGTAGATTCTAAAAAAGAATCGAACGTAGTAGAGAATGCAGTAGAGAATAGTGAAACAGATGTAAAAGAAATAGCGGTTGTAGATTCTAAAAAAATACCAGATACAGTAGAAAATATTGTAGATAATACAACAGAGAATAGTGAGACCGATGTAAAAGAAATAGCGGTTGTAGATTCTAAAAAAATACCAGATACAGTAGAAAATGTTGTAGATAATATAGCCGATAGTAATGAGGCAGACGTAAAAGAAATAGCGGTTGTAGATTCTAAAAAAATACCCGATAAAGTAGAAAATGTAGTAGAGAATAGTGAAACAGATGTAAAAGAAATAGAGGTTGTAGATTCTAAAAAAGGACCAGATATAATGAATAATAATGAAACTGACATAGAATCAAACAAAATATATGAAAATAATACGATTATTGAAACAAATACACCCTTAAATAATAATAACGACGAGGATAATCAAGAGAGTGCACCTTTAAATTTAGATAAATATGATACTTTATCAAATAAAGATGATATTTTAGAAACAAAAACTAAAAATGAATTTGAGCCAGATATTGTTAGTGAGACGAACATACAATTAGATATTAATGAGATTAACAATAAACCTGATAATGATGTTATATCTAATGGCGATTTTAGCTTTTTTGAAGATGCAGCTAAGTTTACATAATATGCACCCATTAACAATTTAAATTTAATTTAATTAAATTTAATTTACATATTTTTTATATAACATATTATATATCATGGATTTTGCCAAAAACACAGTATTATTTGGATTTTCTAGTGGAGTTATAGTAGCACTTCTATATTATATATATTTAAAATACACCCAAGAAGAGAATTTAGATGACAAAATAAAACAAAAATTAGGGATTCTTGTATTATTAATAGGTTTTTCTAATATGATTATGATATCTTTATTAACTAACACTAAATCAATTCAAATGGGTGGTAATTATAACCAAGAGGTATTTACAGGTAATCCTAATTTTTAAAATATAATAAATGTTAATATTTATTATATTTTAAAGATATGTTTTTTTAACAGTTATTGAAACTCCCTTCTTTTTTTTAGCAGCCATTGGATCAAATTCTGCTTCTTCATCATCGTGGTCTGGATTATAATTCTTAACGTGGAATTTCCAAAATTCTGGATGACCTAATTGAAAATCATTATGTATATCTGCTTTATACCAAAATACTTGGTCCTGTAATTTATTACTTTTTGCATTATTATGTATTACAAGACATTCATAATCTTCTGTACATTGATCCATTACTTGTTGAAAAATTTCAAAACTAGGGAACATTCCAGCGTATTGTTCATATAAACGTTTTCTATTAGCTACAATATTTTCACGAAGTAAAAATACATAATCAATATTGGTTCTGAGATTAGGAGGGATCCCAAGAGCATATTGCATTGTAATTATAAATAATGATTTATAGTGTCTTCCATTCATGAATAATCCTCTGACATTTTTACTCTTTACCCAACTGGGGTCATATAAACAATCATCAAATATAATAAATCCTCTTGGGTCAATATTAGATGTTCCTGTTTCTGCTATCTCTGCTTGATATGATCTTACTATTTTTTTTTGCCTGGCTAAATAATTATTTACTATATCTTCTGAATATTCACCATGTATAAATATACTGGGCATAATTTTAGAATAAAATTGATTTGCTCCTTCTGTGCCACTTACAACAGTACCTGCTGGTAAATCCTGATTATAATACAATAGATCTCTCACAAGAACTGATTTTCCTGTTTCACGTTTTCCAATAAATACAACCACCTTATCTGATTCTATCTTTGATATATCAAATTTAGATAACTTCATAGCCATGTTTATTTATTAATATTTTCAAAGGTATATTTAATTTAATTTATACGCAAACCAAGTTTAAAGACAGGTAATAAAATGAGTATTATTGTTAATATGAATGCGAATAGTACTTTTAACATAGATACTATATATCCTAATTTAGGATTAAGATCCATTTCAGAAAAAGAATCTGAAAGAATAAAACAGAATATTAGTGAAAATTATAATATATCCTATTGTAATTTATATAATCCTAATCAAATATTATTTACTAATTTCATAAATTCAAACAAAACTCTTAATAATAATAATAAATTATATAAATTGATAAAAAAAAAACATAGAATATCTACAATAGGATATACGTATAAGGCTATAATTAGGACAAGATCAAATAAAAATTTTTACAAAAATGTTTTTATAAAAGAAATACCAATATTTGATCCTTGTAATATTGATTACTACTATAATTATTTAAAATCAGATAAGACTAATCCAGATTCTCTACAACAAAATATATATAACAATATGTATAGCACAAATCATCAAACAAATATTGAAATCTTTATAAATTATTTAGTATCAAAATTAGTAGAGCTTAAAATTACACCTAATTTTTGTGAATATTATGGAAGCTATATGGTAAATATGGATAAATTTACATATGATGTTGGAGAATGCGAAAGTATATTAGATAATATAGATACTCTCTTAAAAAATCCTAAAGTTAAATGTATTTCATATTATGAAGATATTTATTTAGAATATAGGAATATACCTATATATTTGATTGCTAATGAAGTTGTTAGATATGATATAGATTATTTACAATATAAAAATCTTATAAATTATGAAATGATAATATCTATTACTTTTCAGATATTTGGATCTATTTTAACCATGTATTCTATATTTGGAATAAAACACAATGATCTACATTTAGGAAATATTATGTTTAAACCTACAAAAGAAAAATATCTATATTATAAATTTAATAACATTTATTATAAGGTACCTACATATGGGTTTATTGTTAAAATTATAGATTGGGGTAGAGGAACATATAAATTTAATAGTACATTTGGAAATAATAATATATATAATGGTCCAGGTGAATGTTTTGAACAATATGTCTATCCCCGTATAAACAATAAAGGAAGATATCCTATAGAAATTGATAAAAATCCTTGGACAGATATAATAATGATAAGTCAATGTTTTTTAAATGAATTTAACAAAGAACTCAAGGATACAGATTTAGAAAGATTTATGTTAAAAATTATAACTACAACAGATAAAAATTGTTTAGAAGTATGTCATTTAAAGTGGGAAATTTATGTAGAAATTACTAATTCAGAATTTAAAATTAACCCAAGAGATCTATTAACAAATAGAATTTTTAATCAATATAAGATAAAAAGATCAAAAATTATTAAGAATTCTACAATTTATAATATTATTCTATAAAATTAGAGTTGTTATCTACTGTAACGTCGCTTTCACCTATCGGATATTTAGCCCAAGTATCTGGTGCATTAAACATATCACTATACATATTTTTTAAATTATTTTCAGTAATTTGTTCCTCATAAAAATTTCGAGGTATGTATCTATATTCAATTTTAGGCATAGGACATTTTTTATAATTTTCCATATAACCTATAGTAACCAAAATAGTACCTACTATAAAAAGTATTAATATAATTGATTTCATTTAAATTATATTAATATTTTATTATTATTAATTATTAGAATTTGTATCACCTACATCATTATTTAATTCTTTTTTATTTTTTAACCAAGGATCGTCTTGGTCATAATTTAATGATTTATGAGCATCTGAAGTAGTATCATTTACTACAGTTTCAGAAGAAGAATTATTAACTACTGTTTCGTTGCCCTTATTTTTTTGTGAAGCTTTTTCTGACTGTTCTCTTGCATATTCAATATTCTCTTGGAAATGAATGTCTTTCTTTTCTTGATTTTCTTTGTATTTTTTAACCAGAGTATTCAACTCTTGCTCCGCATATTCTTGGTTGTCTATTTTAAGAGGGTTTGGATCCCAAGGCAACCAATATCCAACCTGACCTATATATACATTAAAACTACGATCAGTTTGTTGTAATTTTTTCGCTTTTGATTGTGCCTCTGCTTGAGTATCATATACTCCCCTTACTTTTACTCCTCGAACGGTAGTTTTAAAATCATTTTTCTCGTAGAATTCGCTTTCTAGTTTTTCTTGATTCACATAAAGAAAATCTTTGTATCTATCTTGTAATTCATTATTGGTCATTTTAAATTCGGATACTTCGTGTTTTTTTCTATCATCGTCGGTAATATGTTTATGTAATAAACATTCTAAATGATTGTACCTTTGTTGAATATTATTTAAAAATTTATGTACAAAAAAAATATCTTTGTTCTGAAGAGTTTCTTCAGGAGATACAAATGAAATACAACAATAATTTTGTCCTCTTATTTGAGGATCGACTTCTAAGAAATCTTCTTTTATGTCTGTCATTTAATTTTAAAATTAAAAATGCCTTTAAGTAAATATTTATTATGATTTCATATTTTTTTCTTAATATTATATATAGAATGAGTGAAGATAATTTACAAGAAGAGCTTAATGATATTAGAACAGCATTTGACTTACAAGAAGTAGTTAAAAGAGCTGTAAAATATTTAGTAGAGGGCGGTGCAGTAGCTGTGGCCGCATACTATATTCCTAAGAAAAAAATGAATATAGAGGAGATTGTAATGATCGCTATTACAGCTGCCGCAACATTTGCATTGTTAGACATGTATGCACCAAGTATAGGAAGTGCAGCACGCCAAGGTACAGGATTTGGCATAGGTGCTAATATGAGCGGTTTCCCTGCAAAAATGTAAATTAATTATATAATATTTTATAAAATTAATTAAATATTAATGTATATGTATATATATGACTTACACTTTACTTACAGGAGGTAATGGTTATATAGGTTCTCATATAGCTATTGAATTATATAATACTACAACTAATATAATAATATTAGATAATTATAGTAATTCATTATTAGACAATAAGAAACGTCTATCTAATAAATTACCTAAAATTATTTGGATTGAAGGGGATATTTTAGATAAAAAAATATTAAGACATATATTTAGTACATATTCTATTAGCAATGTAATACATTTAGCAGGCCTAAAATCTATAAGCGAATCTATTGAATTACCTATTTTATATTATTCCAATAATATCACAGGTACTTTAAATTTATTAGAGATAATGAAAGAGTATAAATGTTATAATATTATATTTTCTTCATCAGCAACTGTGTATGGTTTTCAAAAAGATGTACCTATTAAAGAAAAAACACCTATTAATAATAACTTAGATAATGCTTATGCAAAAAGTAAATTATATGTTGAAAAAATACTGCTTGATTTAAATAAAAATTCGGATTTATGGAATATTATAATATTGCGATATTTTAATCCGATAGGATGTCATTACAGTGGAATAACTTGGGAGAATCCAAAAAAAACTGTTCAAAATCTATTTCCATATATAATAAAGGTCTATTCAAAAGAATTACCAAAACTAACTATATTTGGTAATAATTATAATACAAGAGACGGGACTTGTATTAGAGATTTTATACATATAATGGACCTTGCAAACGCACATATACAATCTTTGAAATTTATTGAAGATAAAAACTCTTGCTACGAAATATTTAATATAGGTACTGGAAAAGGATATAGTGTATTAGAAGTAGTGAATACCTTTAATAAATATTCAAATAACTCCATATCTTATGAATATGGGTCACCAAGAGAGGGTGATGTTCCATATATTTTTTCAGACTGCGAAAAGGCAAATAAAATATTAAATTGGTATCCAAAAAAAACTTTAGACGATATGGTGAAGGATACTATATCATGTTTTGAAAAACAGTTATAACTATTTATATATAATATCTTCTATTACCATACCAACTATTATTTTTTGAATCAGCATTATACAATTGTACATCAAAATATTTAATCAGATATTTAATTTCATTTATAGAATAGCTTCTAATTTCGGCACCTGAAACTTGTATGGATCTATATTTAAGAATATTAAGTAGCTTATTTTGCAAAAATTCCTTAGATGATTCTCCTGACTTATACATTTATAATTATGTATATATTTATAAATATATATCAAATTTTATTAAAATTTGATATTTAAACAGTGGGAATATATTGCCATTTTAAATCTGCACAAATTAGTTTCCATACTTCATCATGTTCTTGAAGTTTCTCTCTTGATTTTAATAGTCTACAATAAGGAAGATAATCATCTTTGTCTAATAGTTGAAAAAATTTATAAAATATATAAGGGTATGAAAAAAAATTAGATCGATCGGAAGGACAATATTTCATCCATGGTCCTTGAATTTCTTTAAACATATTTCTTACTTTATCTTCTAATTCACCTGTAATAACTGGTGCAGGTTTCCCAGTTATTCGATTTGTTATATAATGACAGTGTTCATAATATTTTGTTAGATCTAATTTTTTTAAAATATCACGAACACGCTCTACAGTTAAGTGTTTTAAATTGATATAACTCTCTTTTTTTAGTTCTTTTAATATTTTATCAAATATTTCTTCATTTATATCAGTAGACTCTTTTGCCTGAAATTGAGATAACCATTCATTTGCGTGATTAATTTTTTTATAGGCGAAATAAGTAAGTTCTCGAGGAGGTTCTTTATAGGAAGGTGTGTCACAGTCTATTAAAATTTTTTCTTCACATCCACATTTGGGACATATCATACATCCGTGTATAGTATCGCGAATTCGTGATACTCCGCATTCAATACAATTATCTAATTCATCATTAGAAATATTATTTATATGTTTAACATAATTAGAATCTGTTAATTTTAAATATTCATTCATAATATCATTTTTACTACTAAAATCAGATTTGATATTTTGATTGGTCTCTTTTTTCTTTGATTTTGAAACTTTATTTGATTTAAAAAAATCTAATACAGTTGTTTTGTTACAATTAGAATTAGATATATTATCAGAGACATTATATACTGTATTATCATTAAAATATTCATATAATAAATGACTTGTTTCTAAAATATATTGATTTTTGAGATTATTTTGTCTAATATTATTAATATCTTTTTCTAAATTATCTTTTTTCTCTTGTAAATTTAATTTGGTTTTAATTTCATTATCTGACAAAGTATTCATTGATTTATTTCTAAACGATTCTAATTCAATATTTATATTATTTAGTAATTTAGTTTTTTCAGAAAGAGTATTACTAAATGTATCTATTTCTGACATTTTTTTATTATGACGATTATCAATAGTTGTTTTCAATATATTTGAACTTTTTTTCTGATGAATTTTCTTTTTTTTTCCCTTAAAAAGAGACATAATTTATATCAATACTTAAAACCTTTAAGTAGCTCTTAATAGAAATTCGTTTATGGGCTATAATTAGATTATTTATAATATATATTATTATGAATAGAAATTTTGAAACAGAAAAATTACAAAATATAGACTTGCATAATATATATAAAATGACGTTTATATATAATGCTGTATTGAATGGTTGGACAGTAAAAAAACTTAAGAATAATAATTTTGAATTTAGTAATAACAATGAAGAATTAAAGAAAGAGTTTTATTTAGATAATTTTATAAAGGATTTTGTACAATCAAATATGAATATTAACGAAATTATTCAAACACTATAAATAACACGATCATTCTATAGCAGATAATATTAGCTTATATAAACTGCGTATAATATAAAAAAATATCTTTTAATATATATATAACTCAATGGGTGGTGGTTTAATGCAATTAGTAGCTTATGGAGCACAAGATATATATTTAACAGGTAATCCCCAGATTACTTTTTTTAAAGTAGTATATAGAAGACATACAAATTTTTCAATTGAAAATATACAACAGACATTTAATGGTACGGCCGATTTTAATAAAAAGGTCAGTTGTACTATTTCCAGAAATGGTGATTTAGTTCATAGAATTTATTTACAGACAACATTGCCCGAACAAAATTTTACAGGAAATGAATTAAATAATCAAACTGTAACTTATAATGGTAACCAGGTTTCTATGTTAAAATGGGTTGATTATGTAGGAGAAAAATTAATTAAGTTTGCAGAAGTAGAAATAGGAGGACAGAGAATTGACAAACATTATGGAGAGTGGTTACATATTTGGAATCAACTAACGTGTCCTGCAGGTCACGAGGAGGGATACCAAAGAATGATAGGGAATATGCCAGCATTGACAAAAAATGCAGCATTTTCTGATATTCAAAATGCCGAAAATGGGAGTATACCTAAACAAACCCTTTATATACCCCTTCAGTTTTGGTTTTGTAGAAATCCTGGTCTTGCTTTACCATTAATTGCTCTTCAATATCATGAAGTAAAAATTAACATCGAATTCGAAGAATTAAAAGAACTTCTTGTTTCACTTCCTGGAAAATCCCCGGCACCAACAACTTTAGATAATACTGTATTATGGGTAGATTATATTTTCTTAGATACAGATGAGAGACGTAGATTTGCACAATTGTCACACGAATATCTTATTGAACAATTACAATATCCAGGAGAAGAAACCATAACAACCAGTACTAGCAAAATCAGATTAAATTTCAATCATCCAGTAAAAGAACTTGTATGGGTTACACAAACAGATGATTCTATTCAATACTTACAACACTATAATTACACAGACGCTATTGATACAAGTCCGACATTTCAAAATAATAGTCTTGGTAGTCGATTACTACAAGGAATCGTAGAAAATATTCAAGTCCCCGGTGGAACATCTCTTCAAATTAAAAATCCAGATACTGGTGCAAACACCTGTGATAAAGCAAAAATACAGCTTAATGGACAAGATAGATTTTCAGAACAAGATGGTAACTATTTTAATTACGTACAGCCATATAATCATCATACAAGAACACCTGCAGTCGGTATTAATGTGTATTCTTTTGCACTTAAACCTGAAGAACACCAACCATCAGGTACTTGTAATTTTTCAAGAGTAGATAATGCGAATTTATTTTTGACAGTTACCCCAAATACTACACTTTCTGGAAATACTTCTATTACAAATGGGCAATTTAAATATGTTCCACCTACTGGAAGTTCAACTAATTCAAAAAGTGCTAAAGTAAGAGTATATGCTACTAATTATAATGTTCTTAGAATAATGAGTGGCATGGGAGGTTTAGCCTATTCAAATTAATAATTAGAATTTAAATTATTTATATATTTATAACTATTTAAATAATTAACATAATTTTATATACAATGCCGTCCTCTAAAATTGTAGAAAGTAATACTTCTCAAGAAGAAAATAGAAGTCGTGAATATATTGACCCAAATAATACAGAAAAATGGGAGATAAATACAAAGGTGATTGAAACTCAATGGCTTCAACAATTACAGTTTGTATTAGTACTTTTACAGTATTTAAATGATAATCTAAAAGAAAAAGAAGCTACTATTGGTTGGTGGATTATTTTAATTACATCTTTTAACTCTTTTTTAACACTATTTGATTTAGAAAAACTTGGGACAACAAATAGTTTTAACATAAATTATGAATGGACTAAATCTGTCCTATTATCTGTACTATCTATTATAACAACATTATTAGCTTCTTGGGTAAAAAAGAAGGGATTTGTCAAGAGAATAAAAGATTTAGACAAACGTATATTTTCTATAGAGGCCTTATATGGAAAGGTTTCGTCTGATTTAGATCTTCCTATAGATGACAGGCCTCAATATATTATGTTTTATAAAAAATATATAACTGAGGTTCAAGATTTACTATGTTATAATCAATTAATTAGTCCCACAGAAATGAATTTTGTAATGTATAATCTAACTAAAAATTATCCTACCTTAATTCAAGACATTTATCCGTGGTACACTAAAAACGAAAATGGGGTATATCATCCTAATTATAAATTTGGTAAAAATATTATTAAAAGTTATGAGAAAAAACAATTAAATAGCTTTTTCTATAAAATAATTAGCCTATTTTACTGTAAATCAAAATGCTGTAGTGATATTGACGACGGTAATCCTTTTACAAAAAAAGAACCTTCGAAATCATTTTGGTGTTGTAATAATAAGTCTGAACAAGAATCTACACAAGACATAATAGATAAAGATTTAGACGAATTATTTCAATATAGATCAACTACATTTAATGGGGGAAGTTCTGTATCAAAACAAGTGAACAATATTGCCCAAGAGGGTATTTCTTCTATATTACAACAAAAAAATAAATTAGAAAATAATATAAGTATTAAGATGCAAGATTTTTTGAAAGATACTACACAAGCTGTAGATAATGCTTCAGACCAATTGGATTCTAATATAGAAACTATAAAAAATGATACATTTGTAGCAATTAAAGATAAAAAATCTAATACAGATGGAATAATAAATAATTTAGCAAGTGATATATCAAATAATATGATTGTTAATAATAAAGATACTATCATTAATATAGAGGATGCAAATGAAGATACTAAAAATAAAGATAATAAAAATGAAGGTAATAAAAATGAAGATAATTAATATAGATTAATTAATTTACACTAACAAATCATATCATATTTATTTTAATTAAAGTTTTTTTTTCTATTACAGATTTACTTTTCGCAAACAGTTGATAATGTTCTCTCCAGTATCCGCTTTTTGTACGAATAAATGTTTCTTTAATATACTTATTAACTATAAGATATACGAACGACCTTTTATATATATACATTAGCCTCTGTAAAGACCTATATTTTTGAAGTAAGTATTTGTAATTGCTGGATTTCTTAAATAGTTTCTCTATATTTGTTTTGCTTGGGCGTTCTGATTTCATTATACTATTAAATATATTTATTACTATATCTGTTACATCTACTTTTATAAGTTGATCTCTTTTTTTACAATTATTACAAGAATTATTACAATGGTCCGTATCATATAACCTTGGTTCTCCCAAATAATTAGATATTTGACAATGACGACAGTCCTCTATATTTTCTGCATAATGTAGCATTGAAGTTAGCTTATCTACTTGATGTTTAATATAGTTTTCTGACTTTTCTACATTGTTTTTAAGACGTATTAATCTTTCTGCACATATTTTGTCTTGATACGAATAATACAAAATACATTCACTAGGTTTTCCATCGCGTCCTGCCCTTCCAATTTCTTGGTAATAATTCTCTAGTGAAAATGGCATATTATAATGTATAACATACCTAACATTATCTTTATCTATACCCATTCCAAAAGCAATAGTTGCTACTATTACTTTAACATTACCCTCTTGCCATTTTTCTTGTATCATAGTTCTTTTAGAAGATACTAATCCTGCGTGATATGAATCACAAGATATATCATTTTGTTGTAGTAATTCTGCTAATTCATCGCATTGTTTTCGTGATAAACAATATATAATACCACTATCATTTGAATATTTAGATTGAATCATTACTATAATTTCTTGCAATGATTGCGTTTTAACTCTGGGTTTTACATCTATAATAAGATTAGGTCTAAAGTATGAAATAGTGTATATTTCGGGTTTATTTAGTTGAAGCAGATGTATAGTATCTTTTCGTACTCGCAATGTAGCTGTAGCTGTAAGTGCCATAATAGGAATATTTGGAAAGGTGTATTTTAATGTACCCAATCTTCTATATGAAGATCTAAAATCATTGCCCCATAAAGAAATACAATGTGCTTCATCTATAACAAATCTTGTTAATCTACTACACTCAGATAACAATTTTAGATTTTCAATAAATTCTTCATTAGTCTCTAAGGTCTCCGGAGTTGTATATATTATATTTGATGTAAATTCTTTTAAAACCATTGTATCTAAAATTAATCTTCTTTCTGATATTTTTGTATCACCATATAATGCATATGATTTTATATTGTTTTTTTCTAAATTAGCAACTTGATCTAAAATTAATGATTTTAAGGGGGATACCACAATAGTAATACCTTTCTGAAGAAGTGCGGGTAATTGATAACATACACTTTTCCCTGAACCAGTAGGAAGTATCACAACTTGGTCTTTTTTTGTAATAGAATCTTCTATAATCTGTTTTTGCGGGTATCTAAATTCTTTATGACCAAAATACTTAGTTAGACTTTTCTCTAAAGTCATTTTGAAATATTTCAAAATATAAAGTTATAAATACATTCAAATTTATTTTATGACAAATTTTTTTAATAGCATTACATATTAATGGATACTCGTTTTTGGGGACCTGACGGTTGGCTGTTATTACATTCTATTACAGAAAAATATCCTGATAATCCTACTTCTTATATTAAAGATGTGTACTTTACTTTTTTTCATTCAATAGAGTACATATTACCCTGTATATATTGTAGAGAATCGTTTTCAAAATATATGAAAGAATTACCTATTGAAAATTACTTAAAAAACAAAAGGACGCTTTGTAAATGGTTATATAAAATTCATAATAAAGTTAATGATAAACTAAAGTCCCAGAAATTGCATAATACACCCAATCCAAACTTTGAGGAAATATTTAACAGATATCGTCTTTATGTTGTTAAAAAAGAATCGGATAATAGAGTACCTGGATTCAAATTTTTATATTCTATTATATTTAATCATGCCTCCTATTTATACAAGATTTCTAAAGAAAGAACTGACCAAATTATTATATTTTTAAATTTATTACCAATTGTATTACCATTTACTTTAATTAAAAATGTGTATTTTGAGTTTATTATAAAAAATCCTATTGAAAAAAATCTTAATACCAATTCTCTTAAGCTGTGGATATTTAATTTACAAATAAAGTATTATACTAAAATAAATAAGACAACTATATGTTTTAACAAAACTTGTAATTATATAAATAATTATAAGGCAGGGTGTAACAATAATACTTGTAGGATATTTAACTAGATCATATTCATAATTTTAGAAGAGTAACTTACGCCATGAAAATGATGGTTACTCCATATAAGTGACAACTCTATATACTTATTTAACTCTTGTATTGTAGTTGGATTTTTTTTTACAATATACCAAGCTCTTTTAAGAAACATATCATTTGATTCAGATAATTCACGCTTTATATGATATATATATCCGTTGTATTCTATATCGAATGTATTCATTTGTTTTAAAAATAATTGTTATTTTTAAGTCAAATTTAATTATATTCTAAATTATTTACATCTATCATATTTGATTTGATTTACATCCCAAGCCATAGATGTATCTACTAAAGTGTCATGTGGATTTTTAAGAGAAGCAATTCTATTATATGGATGTACTCTCCCGTGAATATTATTTCTTGAATCATTTGTACCAACTACTATATTTCCGTATCCTCTTACATTTGACCAAGAATGATTATTACCAATTGCAAAATCAACACCATTATCTTGATCTACATTATTAATATCCCCAAATTCTTGAGTATGAGTAGTAGTAGTTTCTTGGTTTTCTGTCGAATTTTTTAATGGTACCATTTTATTATTTTCTAATATAATCGGCTTAGTTGGTACATTAGTATTATTTTGTAAATTGCCCACACTTTGTAATTGAAATGCATCTGGATAAGAGCTCATTATAATATAACAATATATAATCTTTTCTAATCAAATACAATAATTTTAGAAATAACTAACCAGTATGTTGTTACCCCTAATGCAACGCAAATTATTAATTTTACATAATTTTTACCTAATAATACATTTTGTTCTGGATTTGATAAAAACATTAATAAATTAAGTACTATCAGTATAGTTACAAATTTAACTAAATCATTATATAGTTGTTTATATTCTTCATCAACCTTATATTCTAATTTAAACCCCATTTATATAATTACAGAAAAAAAAGCTGTAATAATTCAGTAGAGAATATTTATTTAACCAAGTTTAAATTAAAATAATAATTTATATGATTGAATTAAATGGATAATAAATATTTATTATATATGTTAATTGGTTGTTTTATTACTATTTGTCTGCTATCCTATGCATCATATGTAACATATAGCCAACTTAATTTTAAATTAGAACATTTGCGCAAAGAATTAACTACTCTTTCTAACTTAAATCAATATAACCCTCGTAATAAATTAGATATAATATCCAACAATACAGATAACTCTAAGATAATAGATGGTAATACAGCGGGTAATATAGAAAATGATAATAAAAATATAGATGTTCATAATACACAAATAGGAGGTGAATGTGAGGAAAGAGATGTAAATAGTTTAGAAAAGGCAAAAAATGAAGTAGAACAATTACAAAATGAGCTACAAAATATAGACCACCTTATAAATGATAGTGATAATGAACAGGATACTACAGAAAGAATAGATCACATTATCAATAAAGACGAGTATAGAGACCAGTTATTGAAAGATACCAAATCTATAGAACCACTTACCAATGAAATCGTAACAAAGGTACATAATTTAGATAAAGGTAATACTACATCAGAATTTGATGATTTAGAAAATGTACCAAGTGATAATAATTCGGAATTAAATGAACTTATACAAAAAGAAAGTGAATTATCAAAAAATAACAATGAATTTAATATTAATTCGTCTATTATTGAAGAAAATAAAAGCATCGACAACTTATCTGAATTAAGAAATAAAGATTATGAAGAATCAGAAAACTCAGATATATATATAAATTCATCTAAATTAAATACAACAGATAATCGTTCTTCAATTGTTATACTAAATGATATAGAATATAATGTTATATATAAAAACTTTACAAATAAACAGCTAAGGGATATGTGTAAATCTAATCAATTAATTGTAGCTGGTAACAAAAAGGCACTTATTGAAAGATTAATAGATAATAATCTTGCTCATTTATTCAATAATTCAGAGGTACCTGTAAATATTACTTCTAATTAATCTCTTAATAATATTATAATTATTAATATAATTATATTATATTATATTATATTATATGAATTGTTATAAAACAGGAGATAATAAACATCTTCAATGTCCTCCAAGAATGAATGATGGAAGACATTTTACAGATTATAGAACAAATTGTCATGTCAATAATTTAGTAAGAACTAATAATGCTATTACTAACTCACACGGCTATAGATCATTTTTAACAAATAATGCAACTAAATTAATGGATATTAATAGAAGTTATGCTTCTCAAAAGAATGGATGTGGGGATTGCGATGATAATAAAAATACGACTATGTTACCAGAACAATCTGTTCAAATATGCGATAACCGTTCTTGCAATGTTGATTTTGTTAATAGAAATGGCTTAGGATTAGGAAGGAAATACAATACAATTGAACAACAATGTAATCACCCTGTAGATTCACAGTTATTAAAACCATCATCTTGTTGCGCCGAAACAAATACTCAATATAATTATTATAAACATGCAGATACCCCATCCCAGGGAGGTACGGATAATGTCTCTAAAAATGTAACCCCACCTTCTGAATCAAATGTACCTGAGGCTTTTAACTTGTAATTATTTACTAATTATTATATAATTATTAGTAAATAAAATAGGCCCATATAATATAACATGGATTATGATTTAAAAAAAAATATAGATAAAAATCTTAACTGTGAAGGAATTGTATTAGATAGCGGCGACGGCGAGTATATTGTTAAAGGATATACATTTTCTGGTAATAAATCTAATACAACGGTTATGTACTGGGCTGCAAATCCTCCTACATATACTACTTCTTTTAGTGGATCAGGCTTACCATATCCAAATCCAGATATAGCTTTTGAGAATACTCCCAATAGAGGCGCAGTTAAAACTAATGACGGAAGTTTTGAATTTCGTGTTAGATACCCCAACTCTTTCTATGTTGGTCTTGGTTCAAAATATGTGGAACCAAATGTATATATTAAAATATGTAATGGTGAAAAAAATAATAAAATTCATACTATTACTTTAGGACATGGTATCCCATTTAGAATGATGACCTATCCGCCAACTACACCTAATGTTAGACCAAGAAATGGTCCAGAATTTTATGCTGGAAGAGATAAATTGCCACATAGAACCCAAGAACAAATATTAAGAGATAGTGGCTATCCTACAAATAATTCAATGCCTGATAATTTCTGGAATAATGTTCCTCCACACGAATAAGATATTATAATATAATTATAAGAGATGAATATATTATAATACAAAAATTTATTAGATTTCAAAATATACTGAAACCTATTTAATTGAAATATGTAGGGAAATAAACATGAATCTTTTTAAATGTATAATTGTTAAATATAATTATATTAAATTTGATTATGAATATATTTTTTATAATAAAATAAATGGTATTTATTTTTGATACAATTCATGGCTATATTCCTTTTACTGATAGTGAGAAGGCATTTATAGATAATCGATGGGTAAAAAGACTTAAGAGAATAAAACAATTGGGATTACTTGATCACGTTTTCCCTTCAGCTTCTCATTCAAGATTTGAACATAGTATAGGGGTATCCTATTTAGCAGATTATTATGTCAAACAATTATCACAAAATTCTAAAATGTTTAAACCTAGTGTTATTGACGTGATGTGTGTTAAATTAGCTGGATTATTCCATGATGTAGGCCACGGTCCATTTTCACATGTATTTGATAATGTTATAGTAAATGATAAGTTATGTTATCATGAATATAGATCCCGTAAAATAGTAGAATATATATTTCAAGAAGTTGGTACTAAGAAAGGTATCAGCAGTGCCTATATGATTGATAATATTAAAGAAATGATTGAACCAGTTCATAAAACTTATATAACTTATAATAGCTATGGTTATAAAAAGCCACTATATAACATTGTAAATAATACTACCAATAATATTGATGTTGATAAATTAGATTATTTACAAAGAGATCCTAATCATATAGGTTTAGATTATTCATTTAATCCTGGTAGAATTTTTAATAAATCATATGTTATTAATGATAGTATAGTATACCATACATCAATTGCTTCTAATATAGGAGACCTATTCACAACAAGATATCGTTTTCATAAAGATATTTATAATCATAAGACAGTAAAATTAATAGAGATGATGTTAGGCGATTGTTTATTGGAAGCAGATAGTGTTTATAATTTTAATTCAATAATTAAAACAAAAGAATTCATCAGCTTAGATGATAATATCTATTCAAATATCTTATTCTCAAAAGATCCTGATTTAGATAAATCAAAGAAATTACTAGAGAGAATTGAATCAAGACAATTATATAAACAAATATGGTCTGGTAATCTTAATACAGAATCTGAAATAAATGATTATATAGAAGATCATTTTTCAGAATATAATATATGTGATATACGTCATATAAATATGAAGTTTAATTTATGTAATGGCAACCAATCTCCATTAGAAAAAGTACTATTTACTTCTGATAAAAAACATACAAATTCTGAATTTATCTCACCTATTATATCAAATAAATATGAGGAAAAAACTGTAATGATTTATAGTATAAACTAATACATATTACTTAAACATTACTAATATTTAAAATATATATTATAATGGTTAAAATTCTATCTTTTGATGTAGGTATAAAAAATTTAGCATACTGTTTAGTGGAGTTTATTGATAATAAATCGACAATATTAGATTGGGGAGTAATTGATGTTATGGAAACATTTTTAGAACAAGTACCAAAATGTTCTGTAGTTTCGAATGGCAAAGAATGCGGTGCTCTATCTACAGTTTGTATTAAACTTCCTAATAAAACAATAGGATTTTGTAAAAAGATTAAGTGTCAAAAAATAGTTCAATCTGCCTATAAAAAGAAAGATATTAAAAAAGTAAAAACAGTAAGTACTAAAACAGTAAGCTTATTAGATATGACAAGTGAATTAGTTAAACAATTAAAGTTAAAACCTGATTTTTTAAAAGCAGATATAATAGTTATTGAGAATCAACCCTGTCTCAAGAATCCAACTATGAAATCAGTACAAATGGTTTTATATTCTTTTTTTTTAATTCATGGTATTACAGAAGAAACCCCTGTTAATGATATTGCTCTTTTTAATGCAGGTAAAAAATTAGATGTATATGATGGTCCTGCGATTGATTCAAAATGTAAAAAGGGTTCTTATTCTGAGCGTAAATATTTGTCTATAGAAATGACAAAAGAATTACTTAAAAATGATAATGATAAATTACAATATTTTTTAACTCATAAAAAAAAAGATGATTTAGCAGATTCGTATTTACAATGTTTAACATATTATAAAAAGAAGTGCAATGCGTAATTATCTAAAAATAGTTTTCTAAAAAATATTAAATGAATGATATAGAACTCAACAAAACTAACAAAGAGAGACATTACAAAGTTAATAATGATATTGATGATGTAATAAGTGGTGGTAGTATTGAACAACAATTAAAAGTTACTAAAGTATCTAATACTGGAAGGGGGTCTCCTATACATAATATGCAAGATAAAATTGAATTATCATCTAACAAAGATGTTACTATAGGATTAGATTTACTTGTAAATCAAGATAAAATTGTAAAAGCAGAGGAAGGAGAAGATGAATTAGATCCAATTGATTTAAATAAACCTAAAAATACCACACACGATTTAAAAAAAGATGGGCCTGAAAATATTATTAATTTAAATAATACTGCAGAAATTGATTTTTCAAATATGCTTAAGAGTGACGATCCAACAAATAATCTTGTTGATAAACTTAATATAGATCGAACTTCACGTTTAAGTCAAGGTGAGATAGATGCATATATAGATAAAACAGACGCTCAAAATTCTCCTAACTTAGTAGATAACACCGAACTCGATGACTCAAAAAAATACGATGGTGAAAAAATATCTAGATTATCAGATTTAAATAAATTAGATAATAACTCAATTAACCAGACTTATTCTAAAGATAATTATCAACAAGATAAACAATCTTATTCAAAAGAATACAATCATTCTGATAGAAATTATTATAATCACCAAGGTCCTTCTTTGTCAGAAAGACCATACATTGACCCAATTAAAGAGAGGAAAGATAAAGAAGAGATTTTATGGCAATTAGAAAAATATAGAAGATTGGGTGTTCAAGGAATTCGCAAGTTTAATATGTCGTGTGATTTACATGATATGCAAGCTGAATATAGCAAAGTGAAAAAACAAAGAGAATTAGAAGGATCTATTAAATTCCAAAGAAAATGTTTATTAGCTTTTGCAACGGGAACTGAATTATTAAATAGCAAACTTGATTTTTTAGATTTTAAACTAGATGGATGGTCTGAACAAGTACACGAAAACATAGATGAATATAATGAAGTATTTGAGGAGTTACACGAGAAATATAAAGAAAAAGCTAAAATGGCACCCGAATTAAAATTAATGTTTATGATGGGCGGGTCAGCATTTATGTATCACATTACTAATTCGATGTTTAAAAATTCAGTACCTGGCATGGAAGATATTATGAGACAAAATCCAGAACTAATGAAACAATTTGCTAATGCTGCTATTAATCAAATGGATGGAGAAAAACAATCCGCTGCAAGATTTTTTAATAATTTTGCTCCTCAAAATAATTCTCACCAAGAACCACCAGGAATGGGACATCGCCCAATGCCAGACAGGCCATCATTTAATAATATGGGGGGACCTTCTCCTCATAACAGACCTATTCCTCAACAATCTAATCCACCTCCTCAATATAGTCCCGCTCCAGAACCTGTACCATCAAACGCTTCCAAATTATCGGATAATATTGTGAATGAAGTAGAAGAGATAACATCTAAGAGATCTCTATCTAAGGCACCTTTTAACAATGGAACGCGTAAAATACCAGCTCCTGTAGGGGTAGATGACATTCTTAATGAATTAAAATCTAATACAGTTCGTTCAAATGATAATACATCTGAAGTAATTTCAAGAACATCTAATCGTGGAACTAATACTAGAAATATAAGTCTTAAAAAAAAACCAACAAGAAGCATTAATTTAAACTTAAATTAAATAATTAATTTATAGTATTTATTTAATTTTTTCTGCTTTCATAATAATTTCATATGCTTTTTTAATTTCGTCATTTGATATTTTACCATCATTATTTTTGTCTAATTTTTTATAAGAGTCTGGTAATACACAATATTTGCTTTTAACATTAAATAAATTCAATACTATTATAACAAATGATGAGGTAATAATTAGTGATGCTATTACATCTTTAGTAGCAACAAAAGAAATTGTAAATATAAGTAATCTTCTTAGTACTTTTGATGATAAAAATTGTCTATGAGACTCATCTAAATCTAACTCTATATATTTAGCTCCCATATTTAAGAGTATCATCATCACCGCATAAAAATACTTACTATCATTTATCGATTTTGTTAAAAAAGTAGGGTCTGATAATAGTTTCATTTAATATATAAATCGGTTTTTATATATTAAATATTAATTTTAATCACCTGAATTAATAAAATTTTCTAATTTATGAATTGCTAAATGTAAATCTTTAAAACTATCATTTATAGACCCCTTTTTAAATAAATTATTCCCATTAAATTTTTCAGGATTTTCTATATCTTCGTCATCACTCTCATCGTCACTCTCATCATCACTTTCATCATCGCTATTATTATCACTATCGTCATCACTTTCACTATCATTATCTCCCTCACTATCACTATCTTCACCCGTTTTATTATTATTTTCTATATCATTATCGTCCTTGTCTGTAGAATTATCTTTTGTACTAGAGAAATGCTCGGTATTTATAATAGGAGCCAATTCTGTATTGTCTGCTAATGGATGTGATGTAGTTATTGTTAAAATGAAGGCAATAGAAAGTACTATTGCCATTTGTACATCATTATTAGATAAATACAAAATATAGCTTATACTTAGTACCTGTATTATTGGTTTTTTAAATAACTCTATTAATTTAACTGGCTTTTGTGTTACAATTAATACAATATAGCCAATTATAAATATAATATTCATATTTCTATCTGTTGTCAAAGAGTCATAATATTTATTTAAGTTGTTAGTTATTCCTTTTATATTTTTGTTAGATAATACATCTAATAATTTCATAAGTATATTATAAATTTATAAAATTATTTAATATAATTTATCAAATAGAGTTAAAATTGCACAGGGGCATACATAGATTTTGAATCACCATTTAGATTGTGTGCTGGTTTTACACTATTTGCAAATGGTTCATCTCTCATCTCCATATCCTTATGACCGGGTCCATCATTCTCAGAGTCTTCCATTCCTTCTATTCTATAATTTCTAAACTCTTCCGCAACTTCATCTTCATCCATATATGCTTCACTTGGGCCCTCATTAAAATCGATGAATGCTTCTTCTTCATTATCATTTTCTCCGTCATCTTCTACGGCTTCTTGTTCTGTCTGTTCTGAATCTTCTGGCTCATCTTTACTATCTTCATCTGATTCTTCTTTTTTAGTATCGGATAATTTGCAATCACTGCAATTCCATTTTTTATTACCGCTTTGAAATTGTTCAAGATATTTAAAACTTTTATACTGTTCAATTGACCTTTGATTTAGAATATGTAATGTAACTACAAAAGCTACAGCAATCATTAGAGCTACTTGTATATTTTTAGAAGCTGTAAAACCAATTAAGAATATAAATAATATTCTTCCTGGAAATGTATCAAAGAATTCGATTACTTGATTTGGTAATGCAGGTGCTGCAAGCCCAGAATATAAAGTTAATATTAATGTTATTATAACTGTAATATTAGGTTTGTCTAACATACGATTAAGATCTGAAAGTACGTTCATTATATTATATATAACATATTTTTTTATAAACTAAATTATATTATTATATTTGATTAAATTTTAAATTAATTTTCTCTTTTTTATATAAGTTAGTATGCCTTATTGTACAATTGATGAAGCTTGGGAACAGTCTCTTATTTCAGATAATAAAGCCGTAAATAATAAAATAGACCCATTATTACAGTATGATAATTCAGAATGTAATTATTCCGAATTATATTCAATTAATACTGCCCCTAAAAAGATTCCTAAAAGAATGAAAAATAAATCAAGAACATACAATAGATTAAAAAATCATAATGGACCCAAAACTAGACTCCCTTCTAATAAAACACATGTTATTAAAGAAGATTCTATAGAAGTTTCTCCAGAAGAAGAGATGCAACCTGTATATCAGAACTCATCGTGTTGTGGCCAAACAAGCAGTAATAATCATACAAATGAATTTAATGTAAGTGCGTTTGAAAATGTAAATAGAGAGTATGATAACAGAGCAAAAGACTTAACCTCATCATCTTCTATTTTAGAAGATTTTAAAGAAAATATGGAATCTGATTCTATACAAGATGAACCAAGTCTCTATGGTAATAGAAATATGTTAAATAACTTACAAGAAGAAAATCAAAAATTGCGAAGAATTATTGAAGAACTTAAAGAATCTAAATCTGGTGATACAAATACATTTATGGAATTAGTAATGTTTATATCAACTGGTGTGGTTATTATTCTTATGATGGAAAATATAAATAGCCTTGTTCGTAAATTTTAATCTGTATCTGATATTTGGGATTCAGAGCAATTATTATATTCTAATAAATTTCTATTAAAATATTCTAACTCTGTATTATTTTTTATAGTTCCTAAATTATATATTAAATTGCTATAATCTCTGTATGGATTTAATTTGATTTCTACTTCCATTGATTTCACTTCAGGGTTTTTTATAGAAGAGGGTACATGGTCCCAAGATATATATAATAAATTAGGATATGTATAAACTACTACGAATCCATTTTTTTTTAATTTATCTATACAGTATTCAGCACATTTAACTTGATCATATGCAGGTAATCCCAATACTACCTTTGGTATAGTATACATACAATGGCCTATATTTTTCGTGCTGTTTAATTCAATTCTTTTATGACATTTGTCTAAAATTTTTCTATATGTTGTAAAACGTTTAATCTCCTTTTGATCTCTCGATTTATTTAAACTAAAGATATTAATCATATTAATTATTCAATATATTTTAATTTATAATTAAAAACATTTAAATATAATTATTATCATGAATGTTCAAAATTTAGTTTTAAGCGGAGGACATATTAAGGGAATTAGTTACATAGGGGTTTTTAAATATATTGAAGAATTAGGATTAAAAAATAAAATTAAAAATATATTAGGGGTGTCATCAGGAGCAATATTTTCATTAATGTATTGTTTGGGTCTATCTAGTAGTCAATTAGAACATATTATATTATCATTATCATTAGATGATTTCTCTAATTTAAATACAGACGCACTATTTAATATTACTAAAACATTTGGAATTGACAGTGGTAATAAAATATCAAAAATATTCAAAATAATAATAAAAAAAATATTAGGCAATGATAATGCCACTTTTAAAGATCTACAACAATATAGTAATGTAAAATTAATAATAGCAGGTACTAATCTTAATACATATAAATGTGAGTATTTTTCTGTAGATACAACTCCTGAAATGCCACTTCATATAGCATTACGTATTTCAACAAGCGTCCCTATATATTTTAATCCTGTATTATATAACAATAGTTATTATATAGATGCAGCTTTTTCTAATAACTTTCCTATTAATTATTTCGATGATGATATAAAAAATACAATGGGTATTGTACTAAATGATTCTGAAATTGAAAACTCTATAAACTCTTTAGGTACATATATATATATGGTGACTAATTGCGTAATGAGCATTATGCAGAATCACCTTAAGAATATATATATCGATAATACTATAGAATTATTTATTAATTATAATACATTGGAAATGAGATTTGATAAAGAAATTAAAAAAAATATTATAGATGAAGGATATTCTCAATTTAGAAAATGTTATAAATCTTCTAAATTTAATATCAATATAGACAAAAATAATCTATCTGAATTAGACAGTGCTTGTGAGGTAAAAACTATCATAGATTCTCTTCAAGAAGAACTTAATTCAAACACGTCCTATTAAAATTTTATCTAATATTATTATATAATGGATTTTGTTAATGATTCTAAAAGATGTGTGTCTAATTTACTTACATCTATTACTTCAACCCCTTTAATGTACGGGTTAATTGCAATGATTCTTGCAATGTATGGTCCTAGATTACATCCTAAATTACCTGATTCAGTAAGACATCTGTTTAATAATAACGTGTTTAGATTTGGTGTAATTCTGTTAATTATTTATATTTCTAACAAAGATATTCAGATGGCTCTAATTATTGCAATTGCATTTATGATCGTAATGAGTTTAACATCATCTCAAGATATATTAGTATCTATTCAAAATTATCTTACATCTAAATCTTCAGAAAATTTTAATGATATGAACTCTATATCTGAATTTTATGAAGAAGAGTTTTCAAATTGCAAATCAGGAAATACACAAGAAATTCCAGAAGGAGTATCAGAAAAAGAAGAAGGTTTTAACAGCATTAACAAATTTTCTTCATTAGAAAATTTTTATAGTAATTTAGAAAATAAACCCAAGGCAAAAAATGAATTTTGGTCAAATATTGAAAGATTTGAAGTACCTGTAGATGAATTTAATGATGATTTAGAAGTAGATCAAGAAACTGACCAAAATGTAGAACAGGAAGAAGATACAATGATTGATCAAGAAGTAGATGATGAAATGGGCCCAGAAGTCGATACAGAAGAGGACGAAGATTTAGATGAAGACACAAATCCAATCGACAATGCTAAAGAAAATCTCTCTAAATTTACTAATATAGTAAAAAAGAATTTAGAAAATTATAAACCTAATCCTCCTTTTCTAAAAGAGACTACTTTAACTGAAGGATTTGATACAAACGAATTTACCTCAGAAACATTTAAAGATTTTATGAATACTATTCGACCTAATTCTAAATTAACTAATTATGAAAAACAATTAAACGATACTATTAAACAATATACCTTTAGCAAATAATAAGATAATTTATAGTACTCAATTATAATTTATATATCTATTATAAATGAATACTAACTTAATTTTATTTGTATTTTATATATCTATTTTAGTATTACTCACAAGAAATACTAATTATGAAAATATATATTTGCCAAAATCTATTATGAATATATTTAATCATTCTGTATTCCGATTTTTTATAATTATCATTATAATACTTACGTCCAAAAAACATATAGAAACAGCCTTAGTAATATCTATTATATTATTAGTATTTACAAGTATTTCTCAATCACAGGAATTATTGGAATCCTTTCAAAAAAATAGTAATATATTGGATACATCCATTATTTCTAATTGCAGTACAAAAAAATTGGAATCTAAAAAATGTATAACATGCTGTAACTCAAACAATGTAAAAAAAGAAGAATGTGTAAAAAAAAGAGAGGAATATTGCAGGGCATCACAGCAAAGATGTAAATATTGGAACACTAAGAAATCTACATTAGATTTAAAAAATAACGCACGCCGTTCAGAAAAATTTATAAGAAGTCGTATGGATTATTTAGTAAAATTAGATAAAAAACTAAATGAAGCGAAAACAGAAGCTAATATGGAAAAAAATGATACTAATAGTAAAATATACAAGGAGAAGCTTGCAAGAGTTCGAAAATTAGAATCAACCCTTATGAAAAAAGCAAAACAATATGTTGCAGACAATATACTTCAAATTAAACAAATAGAAATATCAAATAATCCATATAGGAATATGTATCCTATAGGTAATAATTGTGCTTATAATAAATATTCAAAATTGAACCCCCCTTTTGAAAAGAGTGTTTTTACTAATAAGGACTGGGGAGATAGTAAAGTAATACCTATGAAATGTTTTTGGGATAGCAAACCTGATTCTTCAATAGAGATAGCGAAACTTGGCGTACCTACTAATAGTTTAGCAGGATTAACTGTTATAATTGATAAAACTACTGGAAAACCATTTATAGATATTAATCCAGAATGTAAAAAATACAAACAACATTATTGTAATGTATCCAACCTAAAATGTAAAGAATGGAAAAAAAATAAATTACTACAAGATAAAATAGATAAACTATATGATGATAAACATAAATTAACAAAAAAATTAGATAAAGCTAATGAAAATAAAGATAGTAACAAATTAGAGCAAATAAGGGAACAACTTCTAAAGATTAAACAAGGGTTAAATGAACTAGAAGGACTTGCTATGGCAATTAATACTAAAAGAGAAGTAGATTAAAACTATAATTAATAATATTAAGTATTATAATTAAATAATAATTAATAGATTTGAATAATAAAAATTTATAAATCTATTATATAATGGTTGAATTTGTAAACACCCTTAAGGGTTTTATGAACCCTGATGTATTAGTAGAAAATGTATATGTTTTTTCAGTTTTATGTATATTTTTAAGTATGTATGGACCGAGATTACATATTAGACTACCACCAACTTTAATGGGATTATTTAATAATACTTTATTTAGAGCTGCTGTATTATTTTTAATAGCCTACATGTCTCATAAAGATTTTGTAGGAGCTCTTGCTATAACTATTATATTTATGGTATCATTAAATATTTTACATACTCATACAGTTCTGTCATCTGCTGCGACTAGTATTTCTAAACCTGCTTCTAAAATTGCATCAAATACTACAAATAATTTAGTGAATGTATTAAATAATACAGTTGATAATTCATTGGCTCTTGCAAATAATACAGTAACAGGAACAAGAAATGTAGTTAAAACGACTGCAAATGACTTAACTAATGTAGTAGGTTCAACAGTTACAGATATGTCTACAATTGTTACAGCTGAATCAGAAAATGCTGCTAATGCAATAGGTGACATTGCAAATGTTGTAGGAAATACAATTGGTGGTGTAGCTAATGTTGCTGGCTCTACTATAAATAATGTTGCTGGAGTAATGAGCAGTACTATTGGAGGGGCTGCGGGTGTAGTAGGAGATACTATAGGAGATGTTTCTGGATTTATTAACAATACATTTAGTGATATAGGCGAGATATTAGATACAGGTGTAAGCGGAGCAGCACAAGATAATAACGAAATGCAAAATACTTTGGTTGCAACTCAAGAAGAACCTCCCGTTAGTGAAGAGGAAGGCTTCGGTTCTAATAGAATTGAACAATTTGCTATGAGATCACATCATCCTAATACACATTTGGGTTCCAATCAAACTGAGGAAAGAGCCCTGAGTGGCCCAAGTGCAAATAATAATTCTGGTGTTAGTAATGGGAAACCTCTTTCCAGTTGTGGAGCATATCATGACAATAATTCAAATGCAACGGGCACCGTTCAATATCCATTAAATGGTGAATCTAATAATTTACAAGGAAGCAACTATAATAATCCATATGGATTAGTATAAATTATTACTAATTAATTTATTTAATAATAGTGTATTAAATAAATTACATATGACTATCTAAGAATTCTACAAAAGCTGAATATGTTCTATCTCCATTATATGGTACTGGTTCTCCATTTTTCATAAGTATAATTGTGGGATATCCCTCTACACCAGATTCTTCTGCCAGTTTGGCATTCTCTTCATTTTCTTCACTATCAATCATTTCAATTTTAATCTTTCCTTTATAAGGGCTCTTATTTAAGAGTTTTTTAAATTCGGGTTTAGCTGCTTTACAGTGACCACACCAATTAACATAAAACATTCTAAATACCATATCATTATTTTGAAATGTTTCTACTTCTGATCCTGTTAAACCCATATTTCTAAATTTATTTTGAACACAATCCTTGCACATATATAAAATAAATCCTAATACTAATAAGGATACCACTGATAATAGTACTAACTGTTCTCTTGGCATATTTTTAAATAAGTCTTGTATTTGTTGATACATTTGTATATTATTATATAATAAATTAATATTTTTATTGATTAATTAAATTACTAAGTGGATATTTATATAGAGAGCTTAGTTTTGATTCTTGTACAATTACTTCATTTATATCTAATACTACAGAATCCTCGGTATCTGTTTTAATAATAATATATTTATTAGTTTTATCTTTAATAATTTTTTTAAGAACTGTTCTATATTTAGATACACTATCTACAACTATACCATTTACTGTTTTTATTAAAGAAATAGCCTGTATTGTATTATAATCTGCAATAGTTGAATTAGGGAAAATATGAGTAATTACAAGATGGTTTTTATATATTTTATGATCTCTTATAATGTAATGTAATTTTTCAAATGGTTTTAATAGAAGGTGGTTTAATGTTAAATCAACAACAACTAATCCTCCAAATACTTCATAATCGGGCATATATAATGGAGGTAGAATATTACGTATAGGATATAATTGATTAAATGTGGATAATTCTATAGGACAGTCTATTAGTTTATTTTTAGAAATACTCCATAATTTAATTAATATTTTTTGTTTTGGTTTACAACGTTTTACTATATGATCTATTGGGACCTTTCCATATTCCCATTTAACATTTGTTTCTCCATAATAATCAAATGTATAAATTTCCTCTCCATCATTTAGTGAAATTATAATATCTCCTTTCTCTGCAAACTTACTTAATGGTGATTTAGGTACTATATTTTTTATAACCATACCTCCTTTAATTTTAGATGGTACTTTGTGTAATGATTTATAGGTATCTGTGCCATTCCCATATGTAATTCCTAAAACATTTTTATACACTATCTTACCAGGAGTATTCATAAGGGCCCTCAAATTCCTTTTTACTATATTAATTGGTACAATAAGACTACTATTCTCACTTTTTTTAATGACTGCAGAAGTTACCCCTACGACTTTATTATTAGAATCTAATAATGGTCCTCCCGAGTTACCAGGATTAACAGGGGTATCTGTTTGTATATAATCTTCTCTTGTACCTGATATAGTACCCGATGTGACTATTGGATATTTAGGATTATTAGGGTAACCTATGGTATAAACCTTATCTCTAAGATGTAGTTTATCTGAATTACCTAATTCTAAATAATATTTATTATTAAATCCAATAATTTTTAAAATTGCAAGATCAAATGCAGGATATATACCTACTATTTTTGCTTTAAAATTCTTTTGTCCTCTGTTTGGTATTTTAATCCATATTTCTGCAGAACTAACAATTACGTGGGCAGCTGTTAGAATATAACCGTTTTTTTTAAAAAAAAATCCAGCGCCCTGTGATGTAGTATGTACGTTACGATTATATGGTAATATAATATCAGGAGTAATTGAACTATTTATAATTTTAACAACAGAATTATACACTTTCCTCTGATCTGAAGTTTTATTTAAAACCATTATTATATAAAAAGAATTTATATAAAAATGTACTTAATTAAAATTAATTAATAATATCTTTTATATTTTCTGGCAATGGTACAATATCTGTATGATAATATTGTTGAATTCTTTCTAAATGATGAAATTCTTTATCAGTTACAAAATTTATAGCCATTCCTTTACGACCGAATCTTCCAGATCTACCAATACGATGAATGTATGTTTCTATTTCTCTTGGTATATCAAAATTTATAACAATTTCAACTTGTTGTACATCAATTCCACGGGCAATTACATCTGTTGCAATTAAAACACGACTTGTGCCTATTCTAAAACTTTTCATTGTTTTATCACGAACAGCTTGAGATAAATCACTATGAATACAAGACACCGTAAAATTTTCTTCCATCAAAGAGTCTTTTAACCATTCCGCTTTTCTTTTTGAATTACAAAATATGATTGTTTGTTTCATTGAAAGATTCTCATACAAATCATACAATGTTGCTGTTTTCCAATTTTCGTGTTCAACCCCTAGATAATATTGTTTAATTCCTTCTAATGTTATCTCATCGGATTTAACAAGTAATCTTGTTGGTTCTCTCATAAATTTCTCAGTTAAATCCAATGCAGCATTTGGCAGAGTTGCACTAAACAAACATATCTGCGCCTTTTTAGGAATAAATTGAAATATTTCATACACTTGATCTTTGAACCCTTTTGACAACATCTCATCTGCTTCATCCATTATAAAACATTTGAGACTTTCGGTTTTTAGTACATATCTTTTCATCATATCATATATTCTACCAGGAGTTCCTATTATAAATTGAACTCCATTATCTAATGTTTTAAAATTATCTTCAACTAATGTACCTCCCATAATAAGTGCCCCAGTTACTTTATGATGAACATTAAGACCTTCGAAATTAAAATAGATTTGCTGTGCAAGCTCTCTATTTGGACATAAAACAATAATCTGTGGCTTATTAATAGTTTTATCAACTTTATCTAACGCTGCTATTAGAAATGTAGCAGTTTTACCAGTACCTGACTGGGCCTGTGCAATTAAATCTTTATTATCTAACATAGGTCTTATTGCTATTCTTTGGATCGAAGAAGGATATTCGAAACCCATTGAATAAATACCTCTTAAAATAGATTCCGACACGTCTAATTCATCAAACTGTTTTAATTCTAAATACTCTTTACTATTATCATCTGAGCTATTATCTACCATTTTATTTGGAGATTTTGTATCTCCTGCAATTATATCAGTATTATTAATCATAACGTTTAACATATATTGTTTAGTAGTCTTTAAGCACTTATAGGAGTTACATTAAGAATAATAATAATATAGTATTATACAAGAGAGGGGGATTATTTATAATTATTATATCGAACTGTATAATATGAGTCAAAATGATTCGATAATAGAATACTCTGAAAATGATGCTATAATATTGGATAAATCATTCTCTGATAAACTATCTAATGTAATTATGCAAAAAGATACTTTAATTTCCTCACTAAAAGATACAATAAACAATCTTACTAATATTATAGTTAATTATACACATAAAATAGAATCGCTTAATAAAGGTATTAATATAGAGGTACAAGATATTAATAAAGAGGCCTCTAAATTAGATTACTATATTGAGAATAACAATAATTTAAAAAATTTATTACAAACTAAAAATTCTCAAATCGAAATCCTTTCCAAAGAAGTCTTAGATTTTAAAAGCTTATATAATAATTTAAATGATTGTTATATATCTAATTTAAATAAAAATCAACTTATGATAGATCATCTAAATATAAGAATTTCTACATTAAAAACATATATAGAAACTTTAAAAACAAATCATTATCATAAAATAGATAATATTAGAAATGAACTACAGTAATTAGTTTTTTACTTTTAGTTTTTTAGATTTTTTTTTACCAGTTTTATCATTAGTATTTGAAATTTCTACAAATTTCTGATACATTTGATCAGCATCTTCTTGATTAGATGCAACAAAGGAACTATTTAAATTACCTTTATTACTATTTTTTTTAAAGTTTTTAGAATATTTCTTTAAATTAGGATCTTCTATTTTAATATTTTTATCAAATTCCTGCCACTGATGAAATGGATCTTCTACTTCTTTAGGAGACATTTTTAAATTATATTTATATAACTGGGCAGGGTCTTTACATACATTCTTTGTTGGATTTGCAAAAGGTTCAACAGTTTTAGTAGAATTTTTAGTTTTTTTTGATTTGGACTTTTTTGTTGGGTTCTTTTTTGATTTTTTACCTGATTTAAATTTTTCCACATTCTTAATGTTATTATTTTTGTCTAATTTAACAATTATATTATGATTTTGTTTTGGAAGTTTTACTATAGTTTCTTTTAATCTATAATCTACTACTGTAGATACAGTCATACCAAGAAAATAACCTAATACCACTGTTATTATAATTATTAATATAGAGTTTTTGTAATCTGTTAATAGAGACATTTGTATATTATATTGTAATAATATTATTCTTAAAAAAATGTGTGATTAATATAAATATGTCTTCTAATCAATGTATAAGTGGCCGACAACAATCTCCTATTGACATTAAACCTAATAAAGCAGTTCGATGTGCAGCTCTATGTGATCTAATGTTTTATTATAGGTCATCTGCTTGTAATCTTATTAATACTAAAAATACTGTAGTAATTGATTATGATCCAGGGTCGTATGTTGTATATAATACACAGGTTTTTGAATTAGATAGAATCTCTTTTACTATACCTTCTGCTCATACAATAGATAGGAAGTCGTTTCCTATAGAAGCACAATTAAATCATAGAAATCCAGACACGTCTCAAATATTAATAATTTCTGTCTTTATAGATGTTAATGATGCACCATCTAAATCAAGTCATTTTTTTGAACTATTTTCGAAATCTGTACCTAAGATACCCGGAAAACAAAAACATATAAATACACCTAATACCTGGAGTATTTATAGTATGATACCCGAAATAAAATCATTTTATACTTACCAGGGATCCTTGCCAAGGTCACCTTGTACTGAAAATGTTACTTGGATTATATTAGACAATCCTTCTAATTGTTCTAATAGATTTTATAATAATTTAAAACGAGTCATTAATTCTAAACCAAGGCCTATTCAAGATTTATATGGAAGAAAAATATACTATAATCCTAATAGTAATAGTAAAAATAGTCGCAACTATGGAGATAAAATAAGATGTTATAGTGAAAAAGAATTTAGAAAATCATGTGCTAAATTAACAAGTCGTAAAGATATTATTACTGCTAAACATAAATATATAATGGAGATGTTAAAAACTGGCTCTTTAGTTGCTCTTGTACTTCTTTTTATATTTTATCTGATACAGGCAGATTTTTTCAATAAAACTGGTAGTAAAGTAAAACGGTTTATGAATACTCAAATATTTTTGGAAAAACCAAATTAATAAACTGTAGAAGATAATATATAATAAATTCCCTGAATAAAAATTATTATAAGTGCTATAATTATAAAATAACTAATAAATATCATATTCGTAGGTATGATTTCTATTAGTTCTTTATCAGAATACATTAATTTATATATGGTGTATTTTTTAAATCATTTATAAATTGTTTTCTATATATGTTTTTAATTTTTGATTTTCTTCTAATAGCTCATTGTATCTCTGTTCTAAGTCATTTAACTGTTCTTGAAGCTCATTCTTTTGAATAGTTACTTGTTCTTCTTTCGATAATTTTCTCCAATATACTGTTTCAAAAACGGGTTCTTCTGTACTTGCATCATCACAGTAATGATATCTTTGGACACTCCATTTAAATTCTCCATTAGACAATAATATATATTTAGGATGAACTGCTTCAAGTATTCCTCCTACCCTAAATATTTGTTTTTTTGTCTCATTATGAAGTGTTACATATCTAATATGTGTTTTTATTGGAACTTCTTCAATATTTTCAACTCTTTCATAATTTTCTAATTTTTCTAACATAGATTTTTTATTTTGTAAAGTATCTTGATAAGTTTCTTTAGGTCTATCATATTTATTTGTAACTAATCTTGGTAAGCCAGCCATCTATATATATTATATATATCTTTTAAATAATTACTACAATATGATAATAAATTAATTAATAAATCAATTAATAAATAATTGTTTTGTTTTAACGTGTTGTTTTTTGTAAAAATTTATATATACTTATAGTATAAATGGGCTTAGGTTATTTAACATTATCAATTAAAAGCGAACAAGATCAATACCTTACTGGAAATCCACAATTTACTTTTTTTAAATCTGTATATAAAAAACATACTAATTTTGCAACTGATTTTCAATTTGTAAATTTAATTGGTGATTCAAGTAATACACTTGGTAAAAAAATATATATAGAAATTCCCAAAAATGGAGATTTATTACATAGATCTTACATTGTATTAGATATTAAAGGAAGTCATAATTTAACAAGAGCAACTCCATTAGCATATTCATTAATTGATTATATTGATTTATATATTGGAGGACAACGAATTGATAGACACTATGGGCATTGGTTACAAATATATCATGAACTAAATGAATCGTCTGAGAAACAAAATGCATTATCAGATATGATTAGTATTCAGTCAAATAAATCTAATGAAAATAAATTATTTATTCCATTAAGATATTGGTTTAACAATAATGTAGGACTGTCTCTGCCATTATTAGCACTTCAATACAATGATATTAAATTAGAAATTAAATTTAAATCAGCAAATGAGGTTAATATTTATTCACAACATAAAAATATAAACGGTGCTGACACATTTCATCAAGACACTACATTTAGTATAAAAAATGTTCAATTATTATGTGAATATATTCATCTTGACAACGAAGAAAGAAGATTATTTATATCTAATAGCCACGAATATTTAATTACACAAGTTCAAACAAGTTTGAACAATCCTGTTAATTTACATAAATCAAGTTCTAATGAATTATTTGAAAAAATAAATCATAAAACAGATTTGCGATTTAACCATCCGGTTAAAGAGCTCGTATGGACTTTTCAGGATAGTAATGGTTTTGTATTAGACAAATCGTCGTATCCTTATAATTATTATAATAAAGGAATTTTAAGTTGTAATTATTGGAATGGATTACACGTAGGAAAAGATCAGATGATAGGTGCACAATTAATATTAAATGGAAAAGAAATGACAGAAGAGCTACCTGCATCGTTTTACAGAAACGTACAACAGTATCAATATCATAATGGATGCAAACTTAAATCTATAAGAGATTATAACACTGACAATAATAAAATACACCCCGATTATACAAATTACGAAAAAGGAACGGGTGTATATTCATATTCGTTTTGTATGTCACCGGAAGATTACCAACCTTCTGGGTCATTAAATTTTTCTAATTTAGAAATGGCCCAGATAAAATATAGATTACAACGGCCTTCTAATATAACTTTTACAGTTGATTTGGCTGAATATGGCATCAGCATTGGTGGAGGAGATGCTGCTGTTTTGCCATTAACTGAAGAGAATAGGATATCTCATACTTCGAGTATTCATCTTGTAGACAGTGTTCAAACTTCTATTGGTAATATTATTTTGATAAAAAATAAAACAGATAAGACACAAAATGGGATTTATGTAGTAACAGAAGATGACTCAAGTAATAAAATTTTAATAAGACACCAAGACTTCACAAGTAATTCTGATCTAATTAATAAAACCCCTCTTTATATAACTGTTTCACCTAATGATTCTGTCGGAAATGTAAATGGAGGAGATCAATTTGTAATGACCTATAATAGCGAAACTAAAGAGATTATTGTAACACCATTTAATGATAATGTATTTTCATTACAGCATAAAACACTTACAATTTATGCTACTAATTATAATGTATTTAGAATTATGAGTGGAATGGGTTCCTTGCTATTTAGTTCTTAATAAATAATAAGATTTTATTATAATTAAAAAATATATATTTATAATAAATGTCTGGTTCTAAAATCATTTTACAAGCTATTGGAGAACAAAATACATATCTTAATAAAAATGCTAAACACACATTATTTAAAAAAAATCCAAGAAGATATTCAGCATTTGGTTTAGATTGGAGTGTTATTAATTCAAATTATAAAAATACTTTAGATTTTGCCCAGCCTGGATCTAACCATTATTTCCGTATTGATAAAAATGGCGATGTTATTAATGAAATTTATTTAAGAGTAAAGTTACTTAAAAATTCTGAATGGGATTCTTCTTCTTTTAATATTAAAGAAACTATATTTAATATAATTCGTAAAGTAGAATTTTTATATAATGATAAAGTTATATGCAAACTTGATAGCGATTTTATATTTTCGTATTTTGAACTTAATTATACTGAAAATCAAAAAAAAGATTTAATAAACATGTTTTCTTACGACAATGTCGCACCTAATGCTGCATCAGATAATGTTGTATTTTTGACGATACCCTTGCCTTTATGGTTTCATAAAAATCCTGGGAACGCATTCCCATTATGGGCGTTATATAATCCTAATGTAGGAATAAATATTTCTATACAAGATGAAAATACATTTCCTAAAGGTACTAAAATTATTCAAGACTTAGAAATTTTAGTTAATTTTACTCAGCTAACATCTCAAGAAAAAGAACAATTTGCAAATAAACCATTAGAGTATTTAATTGAAATTCCAGAACAATTAGAAAAAATAAATGTATCTGATAATGCTACACATAAGAAAATTTCTGTACTAAAAACACATTTTGTTAAATATCTTTTTTGGAATATTAAAGATATTACTAATAAAGCTAACTCTTATCATTATTTAGATGATTTAGAATCAGCATCTATTACATTTAATGGAAACGCATTGGTGGATAATGCCCCTGCTAAATATTTTAATCAAGTGAATCGCTATATGTACTTTAATTCTGGATCTAGACTTTCTTTATTAGAAAATAATAACCAGGACCCTTCATATTTAAATCCAATATATACATATTCTTTTTCATTAAATCCAATTCAAAGTAAATTATCTGGATATTTTACTACAGAAAAATTCAATGATGTTACTTTCGAGTTTGATATAAAAAACAATCCAGGTACATCAAGAGAGGTAAATATCTATTTAGTAAAACATAATATTATAAGGATTAGTGATGGGTATTTAAATATTTTATATAACTAATATTATTATTTAATTAAAATTTAATTAAATCATTATTTTTTAAAAATAATATATTTATATATTATATATAAATAATGGGTGGTGGATTAATGCAACTCGTAGCCTATGGCGCACAAGACATTTATCTTACAGGTAATCCTCAAATTACCTTTTTCAAGGTAGTTTATCGCAGACACACAAACTTTGCCGTCGAATCAATCGAACAGACATTCAACGGATCAGCTTCTGCCGGATCTAAGATTTCAGTCACCGTATCAAGAAATGGTGATTTACTTTCACAGGTATGGATATCTAATACAGCAACAGTACCATCAGGTGAGACAAACGTAACTGGAAATACTGCCGAGCAAGCTTGGGCAGCAATCGATAATGTTGAAGTAGAAGTTGGTGGTCAGATTGTCGACAAACAATACGGACATTGGATGCAGGTATGGACTGATCTTACTCACACAAGTGACCAATCAGCACAGCTCGATAATTGTCTTAGTTCAAATGATGGTGCAGGCACAGATAAGGGTAACGTAAGTTACTTACCTCTTCAGTTCTGGTTTTGCAGAAACCCAGGACTTGCACTCCCTCTTATTGCTCTCCAGTACCACGAAGTTAAACTTAACGTAACTTTTGATTCTAATGCAAGACTTGGAACTGTTAAGGTATGGTGTGACTATGTGTTCCTTGACACTGACGAGCGCAGACGCTTTGCTCAGGTATCACACGAATACCTTATTGAGCAGGTACAGTTTTCCAATGGATTATCACTTGGCAGTGGTTCTACTCAACACGAACTCCGTTTCAACCATCCAGTTAAGGAATTAGTATGGACTGTTAGTGACAACAATGGTGATGACCAAGAATGCGACGATGCCTTACTCCAATTAAATGGACACGATCGCTTTAAACGCAGAGAAGGTAAATACTTCACTACCGTACAGAGATACCAGCACCACAGTGGTTCTGGAGACCAGTCTAACTCTGTCCCACACGTATATTCATTTGCACTTAAACCAGAAGAGCACCAGCCAAGTGGAACTTGCAATTTCTCAAGAATCGATAACGCTGTATTAAATCTTAATCACGCTGCT